TGACTCTGCTGTTCTTCCACCCGGATCTAAGAATGATTTGTAGAGAGGACCAAAGAATAGTATGTCTGGTTCAACAGATGCAACATATTCTTCAACCATTGCCCTGTCCTCCGCTTTGAGTAAGTTAACACCGTCAGGCTTCATCAGAAGGTGTGCATCCATGTTTTTGTGTTGGTCAAACCATTTGATCTTGTCATAGATTCTTTTTGATGTTCTTCTGATTATTCTCTCAGGGTTTTCTAGGTCAATCATGAGTGTCCTTACGGGCTTCATGGGTGATCGTAGGAAGGGATGTATTCCTGCAGAAGCCATCAATGCTACTTGTCTGGCTAGTGTTGTTTTTCCTGCACCTTCTGCGGCTACTACGATAACACGTTCTTGCCGTTCGAGCACGTTTGGGATAACCCAATCGTAGGATAAGTCTACATCCATCTCTAAGAATGGACTCCATTCTACGAGGTTTCCTGTTTCTCTGTGTTGCAGGGCTGCATCTGATAAAAACTTATCAAACGATGATGAGGCTTTGCCTAGTATTACTCCTTGAGAAGCATCAGCTGTTTTGAGCTTTTCTAAAGATGTTATTAGTTCATCTATTGCTGCGACATTGATCGTGTCAGTTTCAGTATCAGTTTCTTCTGCTGATTCTTCAAACGGTACTAGTGATTCTGCTAATTCTTCGCCTGCTTCAATTAGATCACTTACATCTTTGTGCTTTCCGGGTTTGAATACTTTTACATTGCTCCCAGCTTCTGTAAGCACTTTGTGCACTGATCTTGCGTGAAGGTATCCCGCTTCGTCGTTGTCACATATAATTATTACTTTTGCGCCTGCAAGTGAAGCTGTGTGCTGTGTTGTCCACTTGTTTTGTCCTTCTGCGCCAGCCCCTCCGGGATTTGTAGTGGCTACTTTACCTAGACTCTCTAAACTGTGTACGTCTTTTTCACCCTCGACTACATAAATTGGTATGCCTTGTTCTTTCGCAGACATAACTTGTGGTAGTCGATATAGTGGTTTCTCTAAACCTGATGTGCTCCAGTTCCAGCCCCCGTTACCATCAGGCTGTCGTTGTCTAAATGTTTTCTTTCCATCAGAGTCTCTGTATCGTAATACTTCCATAACAAGCTCTCCAGATTCACTGAAGTATTTGTAGGTGTCTTCTATTGTCAGCTTTTTCTTTTTGGGCTTAGCTGTATCTTTTGGAAATAAATCTTTCAGATCAAGGTCTATGCTTTTGCATATTTCGGATATGTCACATCCTCCACCCCGCATGCATTTCATTAGGACTTGATTCTGCGATCCCACTGATATTCGTAGAGATGGATTCTCGTCATCATTTCTGCACGGACAGGTTGCATCCCATTGGTTGTCTCCTGCCTTGGTGTGGTTTACTCTTGCTAAAACGTCTTCGATTGGATTACTCATTCTGACCATACCTTTCTAGAATGTACGCTTCTCTTACTTTCTCATACAAAGAAGTAAACATGGCTCGATCAGAGTTTGTTGTTAACGCTGTAGCGTTTGCCCCAAGTCTTTTGATTGTTGTCGTTAGAACAGGATGTGGCTTTTCATAGTCATATGTACCACTGTATATTTTTTGCCCGATTGATTGGAGTAGTGTCCATGCTTCTTCTGGCTCTGGCGGAAGTTGTTCTCCGCTGATTTTTGCCATTGTGGCGATTCTAACTTCTCCCGGCCTTGGAATCCATCTGCGACCAGACAAGCCCATTTCTTTTACTGCTTGTTTTACAGCATCGTAGGGTAAGTCGCCAATGTACTCCCAGTAGCCTTTAGCTCTAACTGTTAGTGATGCTTGGTCTATGGGCTTATCCCATGTGACACTTAATAGCTCAGTAATATTTAAGCACTCTTGTTTATCCATATTGCTCCTTCATAGCATAATACTATAGTGAGTTATCGGCGGAGTCCACCGTTCCAGATCATCTCTCTTATCGTTGGCTTGGCTCATATTCCTCTAGGGACCAGAGCCAGTTCCACTGACCGATATCTGCACTAAATATTTTGTTTAGAAGTCTTCAAACGGATCTGAAGATGGAACTGTTGCTTTTTCACGAGCAGGTGTGCTTGATCCTGCTGATGAATCTTTTCGTGCTTTTCTAGTCACGTTTTCAATTCCATAAACGTTTACGCCGACAGTGTCTGCTACCAATTCTACAGTAGAACGGTTTGCTCCAGATTCTTTATCTTGCCAAGTACGTTGTTCAAGACGCCCTTTGACTAGAACTGGTAAACCTTTTTCTAGAATGCTTGCAGCATCTTCAGCGACTTTGCGCCATGCTACGACATTGAAGAATGATGTTTCTCCTGTCCATTCACCGTTTACCTGATACCGTCTTTCAGAAGCAACTGAAAAAGAAACTCTAGCGCTTCCATTTGAAGCATACTTAAGTTCAGGGTCAGCGGTGACATTACCTGTTACTACAACATCTGCGTTACTCATATTGATCTCCTTAAGATTTAGTTATTTACAGATATGGATATGTTATGAAATATTTTAAGTCGTGTCAAGACTGCTTGCAAAATTTTTTTATTTTCGTTAAGATAATATATATGGACGAAGATCAAGTAAAACAAGCGAAAGTCAGTCTTCTGCAACACTTTGTAACTGTTATGGTTGAATTAGCCGAGCCTGAAGATGATGAGTTTGATGAAATTACTGATGATTTCATTACTGTTGCGGATTTAATTTTTCAAGCAACAGGTCTTACTATTGAATCTGTAGATGGGTCTAAGATTACCGCATCATTCATGGTTTGATTGATAATCAACATGATCTAAAAAATGCTTACGGCACATAACCTTATAGGCTACTACAGTGTTGTTATCGACTATTTCATCTGCACCATCAAACGTTCGTTTTCCGTTTGTGTACAGAGCGTTGTGTGTTGCAGGCTTTCCACACCAACACCTCATGCTGTTATTTAATTGGTTGAAAGAGTCTGCTAATTCTAGCAATCGCTTGGATGCCGGAAACATTGTCCCCTTGTAAGTAGTTAGCAAACCATAAGCATGAATCTCAACACCTCGCACATCAGCAATGTATGCGAGTTCATCAATTTGAGGCGTGTTTAAAAATTGAACTTCATCTAAAAATAAGTACTTGATGTGGTGGCGTCTATCATTTTCTTCCTTCTCCAGTATTTCCATGATACTTGAATCATCACCTACATTTACTGCTATTGTTGCATTGCCCGTTCTATTACTACAGACACACTTTCCAGACCTATCATTTTTGGTAAGCAAAAGTACTTCACCCGGAAATGCGGCATCAATGTTAAAATGGGTCTGCAATAAATGCGTTGTCTTTCCAGACGACATCGTACCAACATTAAAAACTATTTTAGCCATATCTACTTATTATAGGATTATGCTTGCTGTGCAGAGTTCCACAAACCAGATCGCATAGGATTATTTATATGACTTTCTGTAGCTGGAACGCTAGCTTTCCCTTTTATAGCTGGAGCTGAAAAGACTTTCTTTACTGCCATTACTTCACCTGTATCAGGATGAGACATCTCCGTTAGTGTGTCATCAGACATGGGCTGATACACTGATATTGTTTCATCTGTCTCAATAAACTTGTACGTGTAATGCGGCACAGTTACACCTCAGAAGTAAGAGCATTCCAAGTGTCTTTATCAATCACACCTGTTTCTGGTAAACCATATGAAAACTGTAGTAGCTTAATACTGTTTTCCATTTCTTTATCAAAGTCGCTTCCACTAAGTTTCAAGAACTCTTTTATTTCTGGAATTTTCTTTGATTTAGATCCCATCCTAAGTGGCCTACCGGGATATTTTCCAAGAGAGCTTAATACTTCTTCTTCAATTTGATCTGGAGCAAACGCTTCATTCCATATTTCTTCCATGTCTTCAGGAAGTATTGAATAGTGGAACCAAGTTTCACACGAAGTTGTTGGCAATACACCCCTAGTTGGTTGCCAATCGCCTCTGTTTAGACGTGCAATATCTAAAGATCTTCCTTGTGTAGGGAAGTATCCAAGTTTTTGTTCAACGTTTAAATGAGGTAAATTTAAAAAAAGAAAGTTTGCTAATATTGATTTAGCTTTTTCATTTAGTTCTGCATGATTGTGACCAACAACATTTATCCAGTAGCTTGTTGTATTCCGATTAGGATGATAAAGTTCATGCTCAGGATAAGCGCAAGCAGCTTTAGATAAGCTTGTATGATTATACAAAACTTTATTTTCGGTGTCTAAGGTTGCATGAGGAGCGGCTTTGTTATTTTCATAAATTCTAAATGCTTGTTCCGCAGTCGCACAACCCGTTAGGCCTATAATTAATTTATTATTTCCTTCGGACACCCGATCATATTCATTTCCATTTACTATGAATTGGAGAGGCTTGTCAATTTGCTTTACGCCTGAAAATTGTAAAAACTTGTTCATACTTGTTATTATACTGATATTCTCACCTTCTGCAAGTGCTGCCTTTAGTACAATAATATTGACTGTGCTGTTTTTGTATTTAGGAGTATGCTTTGCGTATAAAAGGAAGTTTTTTTCGTAAATTATCAAAAGCATGCCTAGCTTGGTTTTTCATTGTTGCATTTGTTGCAGTAACCCCTGCATATGCTACAAACTATCAGGTAACTGGCTTATCTGATTGGTATTTTTTCTTAGACTCTACACAAGAAGTTACTATTTATGGTAACTCTGATGAAGGGTGTAATCAGACCGATTGGGAAACAACTGGAACTGATCCTTACTTGTTTTTATATGAGTACGAAAACAATGGGCAGGACACATACATTACAGAAGACGATGACGCTAACCACGATAATGAAACACAATGTGTTAGCTCTAAAATAGTTACAACACTTGACTCTGGAGTATACAGACTTAGAGCTGGGTATTGGGATGAAAACTCAGGGTCTACTATCGAAGGCTCAACAGGAAATCCCGATTATGAGCAGGATTGGGGCGATTTAAATTATACGCTTGTTACTGATTTAACATTATCTAATCAAGCAATTGTTGGACCGCCCATGAACTTAACTGGGGGCGTTAGTAGTGAATCTAATGCTACGGTTACTTTAGATTGGGATGCTCCTAACACTGGTATCGTACCTGTTGAAAGATACGCAATTTCGTGGAGGATTCCTCCAAATGCTGGATGGGGAATATCTACTGGGAATGTTGGTGATGCTGATGCGTTGAATACAGAAATAACTATTCCGTTTTCTTCGTTTGAAAGCACTGGTGGATTAAATCAAAGTTATGAAATAGACATTCGTGCTGATAATGACACGCATGGATACTACTCTGGTTGGTCGAATACTATTACAGTTTATGTGGGGTACACTGACACTGACGGTGATGGCGTGTACGACATAAATGAAACCGAAGGTTGCTCAGACTCTACTGATTGTGACAATGACGGAACTTTAGATGGAGACGATCCTGATGATCTAGATCCTGATGTTCCAGTGCTAACTGTAGATACAGATGGAGACGGCGTGTTTGATCAAGAAGAAACAGAAGGGTGTGTTGAAACTGCTGACTGCGATGAAGATGGCACAGACGACTTTCACGATATTGACGACTTAGACCCTGACGTACCAGTACTAACAGTAGACACAGACGGCGATGGGGTGTTTGATGCGGAAGAAGAGAACGGAGAAGATAAACAAACTGGAGAAATAGTAGAATGTAGGTTCTTTGTTGACTGCGATTTTGACGGCACAGACGATTTTGACGATCCAGACGATCATGATGCCGACATACCTGTATGGACTATAGATAATGATGATGATGGAGTATTTGACAAAGGCGAAGAAGCAGGATGCGTTTGGGATGTGGACTGTGACGATGACGGTACGGGAGACTTTAATGATCCTGACGATGGTGACCCCGATGTACCAGTGTGGACGATAGACACTGATGCTGATGGCGTGTTTGATAAGGGAGAAGAGTTCGGTTGTGCGGATAAAGTTGACTGTGACTTTGACGGCACTTTTGACTCATTTGACCCTGATGACTTTGATCCTGATGTTCCTTTCTTTACAATTGACTCTGATGGGGACTTAGTCTTTGATAAAGAAGAGTTTGAGCAATGTATCAACAACCCTGACTGTGACTTCGATGGAATTGAAGACTTCGAAGATATAGATCCGCTTGATCCAGATTCCCCATTTTTAACTATTGATAATGACAAAGACGGAGTGTTTGATGCGGAAGAAGAGCTTGGCTGTGAATTTTTAGAAGATTGCGATTTTGACGGTGTACTAGATAAAGACGACCCAGACCCACTTGATCCAAATGTTCCTATTGAAACTGTTTTAATCGATGGTGAAGAAGTAATATTTGAGTTTATTGACGAAGATACTGGTGAACCTTTATCGGCTGAAGAGTTCTTTGAAGAGTTTGATGTAGCGGAGGAAGAAAGAGAACTTGCTTTAGAACTAAACGACCTTGGCATTGACATCGAAGACGTTGACCTTTCTGAGATTGATGTAGCTGAAGAAAAAGTAATTGAAGAGTTAGATGAAATTGACGAGGAGTTCGCTGAAGATTTTATTGACATTGTTGACGGTGAAATTACTGAGGAAGAAATTGAAGACCTGTTAGAAAACGAAGATGCGTTTGAGCAGATTGTTGAAGAAGATGGGGCTGCTGTGCAAGTGTTTATTCAAGCAGTAAACGAAGCTGATGATAGTGTTAAGGCTCAGTTTGAGGAAGAAGTAGATATTTTTGATGATGAAGCGTTTAATGACTATGTTGCTGAAGGTTCTGCCGTCGATACCGAAACTCGAAGGACGGTTGTGGCTGTTACGGCGGCGACGACTGCAGTGGCGGCAGCAACTGCAGCTACAGCTGCACGACCTTCAGGACCTAGCCCAGCCGGACCTTCCCCATCCGCTACTGGTGGTGGCGGAGGTTCCGCTGGTGCTCCATCAGGTAGTTCTGGTGGGGACAGTCGAGGATCGTCTAGAAATATTAGAAGAAGGTAGAAGAAAGGAGGTTTCCATGATTAAAAGATTAGTAAGAGAGTTGTATTATACATCTTGGACCCTAGGTGGAACTTTGTTAGTTTTAATCACCCTATCGTCTACTACACTGCGGCAAGGAATATATATATCTATAGCTGCTTTTGTACTTCACATGCTCGGAGTTGCAGTAGACTATAGGTATGACAAACGGAATCAAGACGATGACTAAACAGTCAGCGCACTTAGCTATTAACACCTTAGGAAGAATATTTGCCGTCTTTGCTATGAACGCAATGGCAATTATTGGAGGGTCCAGTCTTATAGGTGGCATTGATCCGTGGAAGGCTGCATTTTTAGCAGGCGTTACTGCAACAGCTACGGTTGTTCAAAAACTTGCTGCAGCTTACGCCGATGATGGCAAAATTACTGCCGACGAAATTGATGCCGCTTTTAGACTTTCACAGGCAAAATCTTCTGAAAGTTAAGCTATACTTTGCATAAACGTTACTTTTAGGTGCGTACACTCATGTGGTAGAATATGAGAGTAGATAACACTGGCGTTATTTACTTTAATATCCCCTAACGAGGAGAAATAATATGCCTGAAATTAACATGGACATCTTAAAGCAAGTTGGAGAGCGTGCAGCAATGACGTTCGCCCAAACTTTTGCTGCGATGTTTGTAGTTACTGATCTAAGTTCAGCTAAAGGTGCTGCGACTGCTGCTATTGCTGCTGCATTATCTGTAGTTAAATCTTTTGTTGCAACTAAAGTTGGAGACAAGAGTTCTGCATCAGTGATATAAAATATCGCTTGATCGTAGAAAAGTAGATCAGTATAATAAATAAAAAGTTAGGGGAATTGGATTTTTTCGCTCCTTTATTGTATCCCTTACCGCTAACTAGAATGGTCCCCAGTCTTAATTGACTGGGGATTTTTCTTTACTGCCTTGGTGGCACCATTCCTTTTCCATGTACCACTCTTTTTGTGATTGACTTAACATCTGATAGTTCGCAGGCTCGCATTGCTATTATTGTGCGACTATTTCGATGCTCAGTGTTTTGATAGACGGCATCAATCTCTATTAAACCATCGGGCCATTGAATTATTCGTTTGCACTTCCACCAGCCCCTACCAGCATGACGCTTGTTGGCATTGACTTTAAAAACTCTGTTTCGTTCTAAAGGATATCTGAATCCCTTTACTTTGAGTTC